TTAGGGTCATCTAACCAAACCTTAACTGGTTGACCATCAAATGCTTCTGTTGTTAAAGCAGTATATGTCAACGCGTCATCTTCACGAGTTTGGTTTTCAGTATTTGTACCCAAGTTTTGAGCCGCCATACCCATTTGACCTTTACCAAAACCAAAGAATACACGCATGCCTGTATGAACTGATTCTGTTTCAATCAACATAGCAACGTGTGGTTTGACACCTGTATATACATAGCCACCCTTACCATCAGGTTTGTTTCCCAATACTAAATTCCGAATGTGGAAGTTTAAGTTGTTAATGTCAAGTGCAACTGCTGGTGATGAAGCGCCCGTAGCCATATCTTGCATTTGGTTATTACCCCAAACTTTAGTTGTAGTCCCTTCAAGACCTGTGATATTGGCGGTCTTTGAACCAAAATCTTTTGAAGTGATTTGATAAATACCTGATTCACTCAAACCACCCGTTTCCAATCCTTTAATTAATTTTCCGTCATTGTCGACGAGAGCTAATGTTACTAATTTTAAACCTTGTACAGCCATTTTGCATTTCTCCTTTTGTGGATATTATTTTATAAATACTTTACTCGTTCAAAGTAAAACAACTTAACTGTTTGATTAGTATCTGGGTCAATGATATGGGGGTCAGTACGAACCGCCAACCAATTATCGCCTTCTAATCGTTTCATTAAGTCAATTTCAAATTCTTCTGTATCGAATTCTGCATATAAACTGTAAAATACTTGAACTTCTAATGTTTGAATGATAGAATTGAACGTATTGTTGGCATAATCATTATTTTCCATTATAGCCTCTGTGATTAAAACATCCGTCTTATCAATAGTTGATATTTCTTCATCAGGGATTTTAACGGTATAAATATCGTCAACAAACTTATAGTTATATGATTCTATCAATTTTTTTAAATCTCCGCTTGCACTCATTACTACTTACCTCCTATAATATTCTTATAGGCTTCTTCTTGTGCTTTAATTACTAATGGAATTGATTCTGCACGACTCTTATCAACAAAGTGGTCACCGTGCATTTTCTTAGTACCATCATTCAAGAAGCGAGCAATGTAAGCGCGTTTATCAGCAAAACCAGCATCAACAGCACCAACAACATCTTTAGATGGTTGAATACCAACTGTATCTGCTAAATGAGGTTCACCTTTTTTATGATGTTCCATGTCATAATGTTCATTTCTAGTATTTTTTTCTAATACTAAAGCATAAGCACTAGCGCCAGCCGTATTAATCTTCACTTTGTCTGCTGTTGTAAGCGTTATAGTATCTTCAACATCTTTCAACCAATCACTAAGATTAGCCGAAAAATCTTCTTTATGAAAATCATTTTCTCGCAACTCGATACCTTCTCTCTGTCTTTTTCAGAACTAGAGTGTCATATGGAATCGGATTATTACTATCATCAGGCATTATACTTTGAATTGCATAATATTTATCGCCAATTTCAGCAGTTAATGTTTCTTGAACCGCTTCTCGATGTTTTACGGAGATGATAAGAATATCTTCTCGATTTGTTCCTAGGTCTGAAAGTTTGTCTTCAATGGAACGTTTAACAGGTGAGTAATGGAGTGTTAATTTATATACATATTGAGGTACTGGTGAGTCCGTGTTAGGATTTGTAATACTCTCAACCGCATAGAATTTAACCTTCTTATTAAAACTATAAGGTTTCTTATCAGCTTGATTTTTACCATCATAAAAATATACCATTAATTATTCACCTACTTCTTATCTGAAATTCCCATGCCAATGTCTCGGATTGATTCAAACATGGTGTTAATTCCTGTATAACTTTTCTTATTCAAATTACCTTCACCAGCACGATTATAATACCAATCGGTGGCTACAGCTAATACTAATCGTTTCTTGACAATTTTTTCATCATCTGTTAGAATATCATCAGTAATATTGATAAAGTTGTTTACGTATGCTTGTGCTTGTAACAGAATTACATTTTCAATATAGGGCTTTTCATCTTCTTCTGCATTAAGATTGTCCATTAATTCGTCAATCGTTAATACATATGGGTCAAAGTCTCTATAATATTTTTCTTTATCTGGCATTAATCCACCCACTTTCTTATGTAAAGGTGAGATTTCTCTCACCATCTAAGCATACGATTATTAATCAGCCACCGCATTTAGAATCCTAGTCGGCAGTAATATCCGCACTACCAACCTTAGGAGTAATCACTACCGAGGTAGGATTATCTGGATTGCTAGGCGTTACGCTTTTTTTGCGACACCGATGATGAATGCGTCAGGGTTCTTAACAGCACCATCCATATATGTGTCGAGGACAACTAAATGACCACCAGCTAATGCTTGTTGAGTATCAGCAGTAACGTGAGTTAAGCTCATACCTTTCTTAGTCATAACAGCGTAACCAGCATTGAAGTTACCATAGATAATTTCTTCACCAGTTGCGTTCATCTTATCTAATGAATCATCAACATAAACTTTTGAACCGAATAACGTGTATTCTGGGTCACCATTTACGATTGATTGGAAGATAAGGTAGCGACCATCACCATCTTGCAATCCTGCCATTTGTTGGAAAATACGGTTTGATACAATCCATACAGCACCCTTAGTATAACCTTGGTGCAATTTAGCACGCATTGCAATTAATTCTGGAACCGTAATATCTGCACCAGCAAAAGCATGTTTAACAATTTCTTTATCGCCAATAACTGGGCGGAAGTTTTGGTCTGCGTCTGGATTAGCGTCACCTGCTGAACCGATTAAGATTGAGCTTGAAATACGACGAGCAACAGAACGTGATACACGACCTACGGCATAATCAACGATTGGAGTAGCTGAATCATTAATTAATTGTTGTGTTAATTGGAAACCAGCGGCTACACGTTTTTGTGTAAGTGTAACAGTCTTCAATTGACCTTCCAACATAGCAGCGCCCTTACCTTCACCAACGAAAGCCATGTTATCACTTGCTTTTGATTCACGAGCAATTGATAAAGAACCTGTTACAGAAGCAATTTTTTCTGATAATGCCAATACTGGTGATTCTTGTTCTAATTTCAAGATAATGTCTTTAGCGACTAAATCAGGAATTGTAATACCACCATTACCTGCTGTATCTTGTGCGTTATTACCAGCAGTCATACCACCTGTAATATCACGTAATTCTTCTGCATTTTTACGATATTCTTCTGTGTTCGTTTGACCGCGGAAAAACATTTCTACGGAACGAGTTTCTAATTGTTTTGCTTTTGTAATATCCAAATCTTTCACCTCATTGTTTTTTTCGCCAGTAGTTTCTACTTGACCTTTTTCTTCACGTGTTTCTTCTAAATCCTCAATACTTTTGTTTAATGTTTCGATTTGTGAGCGATATTCACCCATTGAATTCATTTCATTAGAAGTTAAATCACGTACTTCTAATTGAGCGTTTTTAACGATTGCTTGACCTTTTTCATACAATGCGTTAACTTCTTCTCGCAATTTCTTTTTATTATTCATAAATTATACCTCACGTTTTTCTAAATCAAAGAATTCAACTAATTCACGTTTTTCAAATGGGAATTTCTTATCGTCTTTCCCATCTTCTTTTTCCGTATCTTTAGTAACTTCTTCTTCATCTTTAGGAGTTTCTTTTGTGTCTTTAGCTGGTGTTTTAGCTTTATCCTCTGGTTTTTCGTCCTTAGGAGCTTCTTTAGCACGTTCTTCTGGTTCTTCATCAATCACTTCATCATCACGTTTTTCAACTGGTTTTGAAGCTAAAAGAGCCTTGACTTGCTTAATTAATTCTGTTACACTAGCTTGTAATGAGTTGTCATCGCGAATTTCTGGGTCTTCTGGGTCATCAGCAACATCATCATCACGTTTTTCGACGGGTTTATCTTCTTTTTTAGGAGTTGGAGTAGCTTCGTCTTTCTTAGTAGCTTCATCCTTGACTTCTTTTTCTTTAGGAACAACTTCGTCTTTCTTTGTTTCATCTTTTGGTTCTGTCATGTCTTCTTCCCTCTTTTCAATATTTTTTGGAATATCAATATTTACCAATTGTTCAATTCCACGAGTTTCAATTGTTGAACTACGATAAGCAGGGTTGCGAACCGCAGACACCTCAAACAATCTAATTGATTCAATCACGCGGAGTGGTAATCCATCATCACTAAGTTTCCAACTAAAGGAATCAACAATCATACCAAAAGACATACCACGGATAATACCATCTTTAATAAGTTGATAAGTATCGCGTCCCCAGCTAGTATCAGAAATTTTGGCACGCATAAACAACCCCTGTGTGTCTTCTGAAAGTGATAGGGAGTCGTTTTCTGTCGTGCTTAAAACTGCCATTTTATCATGTTGATATAGGAAGTCAACTCTAGGAGCTTGCTGTAAAGCCATAGAAAATACATGTGGTAAGATTGTTTCTCTAAATTTTTCACCTGTTTCAGGATTGGTTAAGATTTCTGAAACACTACCAGTCATATTTACATATCCTTGTACCTTTAGGTTTTCACCATCAGAAGCATACATATCAACTGGTAATGTTCTAATTTCTAACATTTGATTACTCATTGTCTACTACCTCACTCGATTCTTTTTCTTGGGGTTCCGATTCATTGGTGGTCTTCGATGTGGTGGCTTTAACACCTTCTTGAAGAATTTCACCCGTGAGGGAATCTAAAGTCATACCTGTATTGGGGTTTAGAATTGTGTGTTTTTCAGGGTCAAATAGAACCTGTCCAGTAGTAAATTGATAAAATTCTTGTGCGCCATCTTCAACCGGAATACCTAAAGCTCTCATAGCTTGGACATTACTTAGAAGACCTGATTTAACTCGTGAATTAACTGAATCTGTTTGTTCCTTGGTAGTAGCTTTCAGCAAAGCACTAGGGTCAAAACGGAATTCAACGTCGCCTTCTTTTTCAGTTTCTAATAATAGGCTCTTGTTTAAACTTGATTCGATTGCGACCATGATTGGAGATAATGTATATTGTAAGAAATATAGATTATTCTGTTCATTTGAGTTATATTTATTAGCAGAACTATTAATCATTGATTCAGGAAGATTAAAGATACGTGCAATATCTGATACAACTACCTTCTTACCTTCTGTAATCTGTAATTTATCAGGGTCAATAGACGCTTGTTTAAATTTTAATCCAGCTTCAAGAAGGATTGTCTTACCAGCATTAACTGTTCCTGAATAAAGAGCTTTAAATGATTCTGCTAATCTAGTTAATTGGTCATTGCCTAAATGAGCGTCTGATTCCAATACTGAAATAGGCATAGCACCATTATTAAGAATTTGTGTTTGATAATTATCTTGAGCTAATGCGAGCGCTAACAATTTAGAGTTCTGTTGTAAGATACCTGTACCAGTAATACCGTTATCTGTCATTTTTAGAATACTTAATAAGTCATCATTATCAAAAGTATAAGTACCAACCTTCGACATTAAATGAACTTTAGCGAATCGCTTATAGCCCTCCATAAGATATACCTCAATCATTAAATCTTTGGTATCTAGTGGATATAATCCTGTGATTTGATTTGAACGAGCTGTCTTATGTTCAATTTTTGTTTTAGAAGTACCGTATAGTAAGATGTCTTTTGCAATCTTCTTCTTAAAATCATAACCAGTGATATTTTCATTGGCTTCACGATTCAAGAGTTCTGTACGATAATCATCTACAATTTCTTCATAGTCACCTACTGAGTTACGTTTATATAACTTAATTGGTAGTTGGGCGATAGAACTCGTAATAAGCTCTAAAGAGGATTGTACTGCTGGAATCTCAAGAATTTGTTCTTCTGTAATATTTTTTTGTTCAATTCCCCAACCTGTTAGGGTCGCTGATTGACCATTGAAAGAATATGATTCTGTTACAGTCGGTTCATTATTCTGTTTTCTTTTACGTCTAAATGAATCAAAAATACTCACCTACTCACCCCTTTCTTTTTAGAATATTGTAACTAATCTTGCGCCATCATAATACTCATCAGCAATTTCTGTTTCCCACAGTGCCATTGAATCAACCAATGCGGCAACCATATCAATTTTCCCACTTGATTTTTTCTTATTCAAGTAGTATGATAAATTTGTATCAAGAACAACTTTGGCGTTTAAAAAGTTCAATTTGAATAGTTTGTTTTTTGCATAAACGAAATCACCATTAAGAATTTTTTCTCTTAATAGTTTAGTAGCTGGATATAATCCAGCGGTATTTTGTGAAATTTCAACACATTCATATCCTGCTAAGGATAATCTAGATATTGTACTTGGAGCATTCCATTTATCGTAGGCAATGCCTTTGATGTGAACCCCATATTCTTTTTCAAGATTGAGAATAAATTCCTCAACCGCTTTATAATCAATAATCTTATTACCAACTGGATATGCCCAACCCTTCTCGTGCATGGCTGGATAATCCAATTTTTCAACTTGTGATTTGGCGCGTTCCATTCCTTTGGGGTAAAATACCCATGAACGTCCATACATTTTACGCGTTCTGTTATCATAAGAACTCATTGATACAGCAGTGTTATCATTTGTTTGAGCTAAATCCAAACCTACATAAACATCTCTGCCGTGCCAATCAATATCTTCAACTTCACAAGCATCCAAATCTGATTCTTTAACAAATGATTCTTCTTCATCACCATTAACAAATATATTCATATGTTTGGTTAAGAAGTTTTTTCTATCTTCTGGGGCAATAATCGCCACCGAACGTTTTTCAATAAGAAAATCATAAGTATCTTGAATTTCAGAAGCAATTGGATTAGCTTTTAATAATTCTTCATCGGAATCCATCCACTCTTTAGGATTATCTGGTCGATATAATAAGGCAAATGTCTTAGGCATATCAATTAATCCTCTAATAGCCTTTTCTGCCATATTTACTTCTTGTGTCATTGGATTTTCCAATGAATCATAAGCGGTAGAAATAAGAATACCTGTACGATTAACGATATTCATTTGGGATGATTGCATGGCTTGAATCGGATAATTGTCGCGCAAAGCTCCAACCTCATCCGCAACAAACACATTGGCAAGTCGCATAATTGTTATCGTTGAGTTTTTTATCTCAACTTCTATATATCACTATATAGTTCAGCATAAATTTTCATCCTT